GGAGCATCTAAAGTTACAGTAGGAGTAGAAGTATAACCACTACCTCCATTTGTCACAGTAATTGTTTCTACTGATTCGTATAATTCATCGAAGTAGCAAATCTGTCCGTCATATGGTCTATCTACATCAAGTTTTGCTGTTCCAGCAGAAGAACCTGCACCGACATAAGTATGTGCAAGTGTAGAAATTCCTAGATTAACAGTAAAACTATTTGTCGAAGGAATAGATACTACTCTAAAAACAAAAGGTTGTTTTTCAGGATAATTTTTTGCACCATATGCACAAGAGAATCCAATATCAGCAAGACTCACTCCCATGCCTACAGAGAAAGGATGTGCTCCACTGGTCGTCACTGTTGCTTCACCTGATGTATGAGTATATGCAACTCCACTTATAGTAGATGTTGTAACACCAATATTAAGGGTCACATTATCTTGTCCTGCTGCAGCGGAAGAGGTAACAAATCCCGTATATTGAAGAGGACTCTTACCATCCGACACTAAACCAAAAGTACCAAAACTACAATTACTATTTGCAATATCTGCTTGTCCTCCTTCATGACAAGAGATTGCTTTATCACAGCAAATAGTGAATACTGACACTAACTGAGCATAACCTTGATTAGTTACTGCAACTCCTACTCCACCTTGATTGTATTGAGTGAAGGCATCCACGTTCATAGTCTTAAGTAATCTTGCCTGATTACCATCAATTCTTATTCCAACACCTGTAGTCGTATTACTGGTACAGTTCTGAATATATGGTCCTTTCCACTTACCACCACCAACGTTTTCTGCTATTTCACTAGTAGGGAATCCCACTGCAGCTGCAGATCCTACATGACCAGTAAAAGTCATGTTTGCTAATTTAACTCCCTTCCTAACTGAGAAAATATCTTTATGTGCAGAACTTCCACTTACATTAACTGACCTTTGATCATCACCTACAATGGAAACATTAGCAGGAACCTCAATAGGATTTGCTTCCTGATAATTACCAGAAAGAACTTTAATAGTAGAACCTGAATGTGCTACTCCTACTGCAGAAGCAATAGTTAATTTAGCATTATCAATAGATGTTCCATTCTTAGAATCATTTCCATCCTTTGCAACATAGAAAACATTAGGTGCAGAGTTAATACCAGATGCACCAGCTTCAATAGTTACATTATCACCAATAGTTACACTTGAATTTGAAATAACAACATCTTCATCACCGATAGTAACCTTATTAGTAGTACCATCAATAGTTACAGATGATCGACCTATGGTTAGGATACCGACCACACGAGCATCGCCATCCACATAGAGAGCAGTATTACCCGTACCAATCTGTACGGTTCCAATTCCATTACCAGAACCTAGTGTGGTTAACCCTACGACAGATAAGTTATTACCAATCTGAACATCAGTTCTGAAAGTAGATATTCCAATAGAATCTACATGTTGAACATCTTCATAAAAGATAGTTCCTCCAACAGAAATATCCCCATCAAAATAGGCAACAGTTTGTAATCCTACCTTTCCAACATACAAAGGAAAATGAGATCTTGCTGTGGTTCCTATTCCAACAGGGACTACTGTATGAATACCAACTGAGGTAGTTCGCCATACTGTACTACCAGCACCTGCACTACTACCACCTATCTCATCACTACGAATACCAATTAATTTTAAATGTTCATCATAAATTAAAAGACTACCTGTAGCAATACCTGATGCACTTCCTATAGGATAGGTTGATATACCAACATCATCTAAGGTATCAAATCGTACAGCACCACCTCCACCAAATGTGGCTAACTGTTGCGTAACCCTATTAACAAATAATGTATAATTCTTAGATAAGTCCTCAATAGTAGCGAATTTCTTATCTAATGGGGTAAGAGGATCAGGTTGACCACCAACCGACTGTGCATAAGTAGGAGGTTCATTTAAGAGACCCTCAGTTAATGTTTGCTGTTTTTTTAAGTCTTCAACAATTTTATAAAGTTCAGCAATATTAGTTGATGTATCTGTATATCTTTTATCAAGTTTATATAAACTCTTTTTTAACTCTGAAATATTATCATCATAATATTTTGGTTCAGGAAGATTAGCAATCTCTTCTTTTAGACCTTCAAAGTAACCTTTAAGATTTTTATCAGACTCATAACTCTTATTATCTAATTCACTTATTTGCTTTTCAATATTCTGTTTTGTCTCATTGAGTTTGCTTAATATACTCTTCTTTAACTTTCTATCATCATCTTTAAACTCATCATGATGTGACCAAATTTTAATTGCTGCTTCTTTCAGTTCCTCATATATCTTATCCTTAGCTTTGTTTAATTCTTCAATTTCTACTCGTTGTTCAAAATCTTTAAGATCTAAGTTTTCAGTTAATTCATTAAGATCAGAATCAAATTTAGTTTTAAGATCCTTTATATGATCTCCAACCTTAACAAAATCATCATCAATGACACTAAAGGTTTTTCCAATCCATGAAAAATCAGGAACCTCATTGACCTCATTAACCCATTTTGGGAAAGTAGGAATTTGTTCCTTAACACTATCAATAGCCTCACATATTGCTTCTATCTCACCGTCATAATACTTTGGTTCTGGAAGATTTTTTATCTTCTCTTCAATCGTATTTAATTGATCATCATAATATTTTACTTCAGGGAGGTTCTTAACTTCCTCTCTTACTGAATCAATTTGCTCACATATTGCTTCTACTTCAGTATCATAATACTTTACTTCTGGAACTTCTGGAATACTTTCTTTTAATTCTTCTAAGTGCTCCGAAAGTTCTTTAAGTTCATTATCATAGGATTTTATTTCTGGAATGTCAGGAATACTTTCCCTAACATCATTTACCATACGAACCAGTTCACCCCATTGAGGTGCTGGAATTACATCAACAGATTCGTATTCAGTTGGGGTATAATCATCTTTCCAATTATCAGTCTTTACCTCTTCTTTTATTTCCTCTTCTTCTTTTTGAATAAAATCTTCTACAGAAGGTAAATCTTTCTCCTCTGCTATAAATTCTTCAACAGAAGGCAATTCATCAGAATTATCTTTATAGTCTTCTATAGACGGCAAATTTTCAATATTGTCTTCCGACATGTTATGAGTAGCTTAGGTACTTTGGGATTTCTCTCCCCTTCTTTCTATTTATCTTCTTCGTTTACTCCATTTTTTAGAAGTTTGGCCAGTTCTGCAGTAGACCCTACAAATAATGCATTATTAACTGTATTTGGTCCTTTAGATTGTTTCTCTTCTTCTACGTCTTTTAGTTTTTTCTGAAGATCCATCAACTTATCAGTAGCATCAGAAACACTCTTAATCAACTGTCCTGCGACCTCATATGCCCTTGGCATCTCACTTTCTTGTGCAAGTTCAAGAATACCATTAATTGCTTCCTGACCTTTCTCTATGATGCTATAAAGATTACCACGAGTATACTCATAATCTTTTTCAATGTCATTTTTAGTAAGTCTGTCAGGTTTTTGAATCCCAACATTTGGTTTAACCTCATCAGGTTCAACTACATCAGTAGAAGTAATATTAAAAGCATTATCTAATTTTTTCATTGTTCTTAGATGAAGTTACCATCAAAACCAAAGTCATCTCCAACTTCGATTAGAGAATTGGTAGTAGCAGTAATAAGATTTACTCCAGCACCAGAAACGTGTGCAGTAGGAGTAGTTCCATCTTGACCTCTCTTAACAACTAACTTATTACCACTCTTCTTATCAACATAGATGGATTCACTGTCAACAATTACATATGAATTCAATGCAATACCAGAAGAATCATTAACCTCCATCAATGTACCTTCAACACCCATATCTTCAGATAGATTGGTTGTTACGTCATTGTCATAAGCCTTAGTAGCACGAGGAACAACAGAGTATGTAACATCTCTTGTAGGTGTCTTGGTAGTACCACCAACAACGTATCCAATTTTTGCAGATCTGATAAGATCTTTGGATGCTGCAGCAGTATCTCCAACAGGACCAAATAGGTATGTTTTTGCTGTAAATCTAAATGTATAAATTAATGATCTCCGAGTTGTAAAATCCCCCTCATAATCATCTTCCATTGTGATGTTTTCAATGATAACTGGAATATCTCTTTTCTCTCCAATAGTGCTTACTAGATCAACACTTAAAGTATATGCTGGTTGAAAATAAGGTAATATCTGTTCAACAATCTGAAGCATATCATCATTCAACTTTGTAAATACTGATAACTCAAAAGACATGTTATAAGGAACAGGCATATATGTTTTTCTAATAGCCGTTGCAATTCCTACTGTCTGTGATTTAAATGTTTGAGTTGTTGTTACTTTTCTCGAACCATCATATTGCAATCCAGTAAACTCAAATGACATTCTAGGTAATGTCACTGAAGTTGGTTTATTGAGATCAGGTGATTGTTGAAGACGTGCTAAAAACTTCTGAGTAGGTCCATATGCAAGAGGAACTCTGATAGTGCTTACAACATTATCATCAGAATCTTCATGCTGAATTTCTATTCCATTAAAAAGAGTTCCAAACGAAATAATCGTTCTTCTTAATATTTCGTGGTAAAAATACTCAAACATCTCTATAAACCTTGTATATTATATTTAGGGGGTTCCAAATGGATTCCTTTCACTGAAGTCTAGAATAGAATCTGCTTCAGTTTCTATTTCTAAATTATCAGGATATTGACTGACAGTATTATCCAATTCTTCTCCCTTCAACTGATAAGCAGCTCCACTTTCTGCCCCAGTAATATCTTCTCCTGCAATAAAGTCTCCCGTGGTATTGGATATAACCAAAGTACCTGTTACAGCGTTCCAAGTCTTCACGAGTGCCGTCTTACCACTCTGTGACCCAGTTATGGTCTCATTGTCTACAAAGTCTCCTGTACCCGCCATATAAGGGGATCCAATGGTGATTGTAGGTGCAACAGTATAACCAGCACCAGCATAAGACATGTAAACATTGGAAATGGTTCCTGCAGAACTTACAACCGCAATAGCAGATGCAGTGGTTCCAATACCAGGTCCACTAATGGTTACAGAAGGTGCAGTGGTGTATCCAGAACCACCACTAGTTAGAGTAACAACTCCAACAACATTATCACTAATTCTAGTGGTTGCGGCAGCTCCTACAGCATCTGTACCACCACCTAAAATAACCACTCCAGGATTATCAGTATATCCAATACCTGGATTTTGTACATAGATTCCTTGTACCTTAGATCCAATTTCAGTTCCATCACAATTAATAATACCATCAAGAAGAGTGGCAATACCAACCGCTTGGCCACCTATTGTTGGAGAAGATGAAATTGCTACATTAGGTACAGATGTATATCTTTCCCCTCTATCAGTTATGACAAATTGATTAATACCACCAGTAGTTACAACTCCTGCGATTGCCGTTGCAGTGCTTCCTGCAGCCACTAAGGTAAGAGTCCTCAAGTTGAAATCTACATCGATAGTATCATCAATATCCTCAATACCAGTGTCAATAACTTCATCCTCTGGTCTGAAGAGTTCACATGTTAATGTGTATACATAATTCTTCTTTAATTGATAGAATGGTTTTTCATGCTCTACAAACTTAATCTCAAATAACCTATCGCCAAAAGGAAAATATACTAAATCTCCTTCTCTAGGTCTATCAAATATTTCAACATTTGGTAGATCAATATCGGGCAAATTTTTAATTAATGGCGAAATATAATTCTCATACCTTTCCTTTGAAATGGTTACGATTAATTCTTTAGTGGATTGAATACCAAACTTAGAAAGCATTACAGTATTATCACCATATCCCTCAAAATTTTCTACATAAGCCTCAATGGGATAAGAGGTACTGAACTTAGATTCAATTACCTCTCTAATAATAGTATTAGTGGTTGCATATTGACGAGGAAGATAATGCACTTCCACACCATACATCCGCAACTGTTCATTAATTAAATCTTGTACAAGACCTTGCTCACCAGTTGATCCTTGTAGAAAATAGGGATTTAATGCCATTAGCCTATCATGTCAAGAGGTGGTTCTTCATAAGTATTGGACATCATTTCTCTGATAATCTCTAGATCTTTTTCACCATCTTGATAAATTTCACGACCATTTAACTCTACTCCACCAGGTAATTTAACACCTTGGAACTTCAATAAATTTTGTCCCCACTGTTTTTTAAGAAGTGCAGTAGCATATTTTTTCAAGAAAGAATCATTCCATACTCTTGTATAATCATTTGGATCAAGAGCTCTAAAACAATCCAGAATTAACCAATCACCTACAGTAACAGTTTCCCAATCAATATCCAGATATAGTCTATCCATTCTTTGATTAAATCTTATTTGTTTTTCAGTGCTCAACAAGAAATCAATATCGGCCAAATATGTTCGTGTCATCGCATAACTTAAAAGACCATTATAACCAAGATTAAATGCAACATCATTTAAGAATAACTGATACTTAACACTAAACATATTGTTAGTAACAGTATTACTCCCATCAAAACGAAATACCTTTGTAACACCAATAACTGAAGGTGGTACTTGTAAATAATTACTATTCTCTTTCCAATCAAATTGAACTGATACACCATCAATTGTTGAGGATGCAGTAGTTGTGGTTATTCCTGCAACTGCAGTTGAACCTGGTCCCCTTCCTCTCTCAATATCTGCCTGAGTAAACTGATATTTTAAAAACGTTTTTGAAACTCCGTCAAAATGTCTTTCTTGAAAATACTGAATAGCATCATCAAGAATATCTTCTACTTGTTCATCAGCAACATTAATTTCAAGCACAGGAGCACCCAACTGCCTTTTGCAGTAATCAATTAATCCTTGCCTACTAGAAGGTTGAGCCATGTATTTACTATTCCTGTGGAATTATTTAGGAAGGTGCAGAAGAGATACCTGCTTTAACTATGATCGAACCCTGAACTAACCTGTAAATTGTAGATGCTGTAGATACCCTACTAAAGGTTACAGCAGTACCAGGAAGGATCTGAGACCCCGATGTGAAGGCAGTACCTACCTCAATCGTATTGCCAATAGAAACTGCGACTACGGGAACATCAGTAAGTTCATCACTTATTGATATAGAATCACCCACGGCAACATTAGTAACCTTATTCAGAGTAAATGTTGTTGTACCAATACCAGCAGTGCTTCCTACTGATATGGCAGTTTCTAATACATTTGTAGTATTAGATGAAGAAGCAGAATTCACTAAAACATCATAAACATATCTTCCTCCTGCTAAATTTCTAGATGCCGTAGATCCTAAAGAAATTTCTATTTTTCCACCTGCTTCACTAGTAAATCCTACTGCAAATGTAGCAGCCGCAATATCTGTAGCACCTACTGCAACACTTTTGATCATCTGAGAAGAACCGCTATAATCAGTAAAGTTAAAAGCAGTTCCGTTCGGATTAGTTACCGTAAATATATTACTAAAATTAGCACCACCATTAATGGTTAGATTAGACTCATAAGGAGTTCCTGATGCAACATCAAATGTTATATTTTGATTAGCCATTTACTAACTCCTTAAGTAAAGATTTAATTTCTCCAATCTCATTTTTTAAATTATCAAGATCTTCTTTCATCTTATCTATGTTATCATTGTCATTAGTTCTCAGTTTTTTCTGAGTTATATATTCATTATATCCTGTGGCATTTTTATTCACAATAGAATTTGTTTTAGGGTCTCTGTATAATCCACTATGACCCTCCACTTTAAGATAAGACATTTTAGGCAAGTGCGAGGACTCTAAGATCTCTCACACGAGGAACATATACCTGATTAGTAGAAGTCATTACAAGTTTAACTCTATAATATCTGAAAGAAGGAAGATCATTTGCAGTAAAAGTTCTTTCTTTAAAATCACTTGAAATAGGTTCAATTAATTCATTATTAGTAGGTGCTACAAATGCATCAGGTCTTCCGTCATTATCAGCAGGATCAATTACTTCTCCTCTTTCATTAAGATTGTTATATCCTGGGAAAGGTCTGTAAACTGGATTAAAGTTTTCATTATCACTGATTGCATAAAATGCCCTAATATCACAACTATCATTCAAATAAACATTTGCTAAAATTTTGATAGATGAAGCTGAATTTTCCAATGCAATTTCTTTAGAAAGATATTGGAAAGCATTAGGATCATCAAATAGGTTATTAACCCTATTATCATTTATATAACTACTCAGTCCAATAGGAGCATTAACTCTATTAGATATGAATATAGCACTCATTCTTTGACTATCAATCACAGGTGATAATCTAGAATCCACAGTTGATAAATTAATTTGCATATTCATAGATTTATTGCCAGGTAATGCACTTAACTTATTTGTTTCATTAATCTTAGAAGCAATTATTCTAGGAGTAGAAAGAATGTTATTTTCACCTATAGTAACTGATTCAAATGCTTGCTCTAAATAACCAGTTTCACTTCCATCTAAACTTGCACCCGTAATAGTTTTTACTTGTGCAGAAATATCAGTTCCAGGAACTCCAAGAGTTTGAATTTGAGGTTTGATTATTTCAAAAGGAATATTTTGAGTAGCAGTTGCATTTATTCCTCCTGCTGCTTGAGTTTCTCCTGCATACAAAATAGGGAAACTTGCTCCAGTAGATCTACCAAGGCCACTAGAACCCATATCCAATTTAATATTATAAGAATCAAAAGTAATTGGATCTGCAATTGATACATCAGCTAAATTATGGGTTTTGTTAATTCTTCTCAATGAAACTCCACTCAATTCATATTTGTAAACGGGAGTTCCTGCAAGATAATCTTTAGCAGATGTAGAATCAATTGACCTAGAAGTAATACCTATATTAGTTCCTGAAGCAGATGAGTAAGAGAGAATCTCATTACCAATCTTCAAATATCCATAGTTAGTAGTTCCTACTCCTACATTTTCAAATGTATTTAAATTATTAACATTATCAACAACAATATCACCAGTAGCGGTAGAACTCAAATCATTTGTTAATTTAGTTGGAATAACATCAGTGGCAATATCAGAAAGTGTTACATAATTATCACTGAAATACATTCCATGATTTTTATGATTAACAACTATATTGGTTCCACTATTGACCTCAGTAATTTCATTAATATAAACATTCCCTCCAACATTATTAGCACCATTTAATTCGGTTGTAATACCAGACAAACTGAGATATTGAACTGTCTTACCAGCTCCTGTTATAAAATCACCTTGAACATTATCAAGAACTAATTGAGTTACACTAGAAATTCCAACAACAGATAATCTAACATTCGATCCTATCGCATCATTACCAATACCTGTTGCTCCTATTCCTAGAATATCACCTACTACAAATCCATCTCCACCTGCCGTAATTGTTGCAGCCACTGCTACTCCATTTTGAACCGTGATCTTAGCAGTTGCATTAGCACCAGTTCCTGTTACACTACTCAATTTAACATCAGGGAATACATATCCACTAGCACTTGGTGTAAGTCCAATACCTGCATTAATAATATTTAAAGTTCCTGTTGCAATTCCTGCACTAGCAACATAATTACCAGTAGCATTACTACCAAACTGTTTTACAGTATATCCTATTTGTAAATCAGCATCTTCTAAATTAGATCCAATTCCTATCCTCACTTTTCTTGCAGTTATATTTAAAGGATCTGGTAATAAATTAGCAATTTGACTGTTACCCTGAGAAAGTTCAGGACTATAAACTTCTAATGTTCCAGTAGATGCAAAATCTGCTCTATAAAGAGTAAATTTAAGATCTTCCCACTGACTAGGTTCCCATGTAGATCCATTCTGAGATTTGAACAAAGAACCTAAGAATGGTTGTTGAGCAATAAATGTTCCTGTTACAAGATCAGTTTCTCCTACTCGTGAAATAAATGCAGAATACTTAGTTGATTCTGAAAGAAGAACTATTGCATATTCAATTCCTCCTTCTACATAAATTGGAGCATTAAATGTAAATGTAGTAGCCACCGTACCATTAGGAGAAGTTGTAACTTCTGATGGTGATAATACAATCTCAGAGAATGGAATAACCTTAGTTGTAGGTGTGCCATTTTCCATTGTTCTTAACTGGAAAGTAACAGGAAGTCCTGTATCATCTTTTGTTGCAAAGTATACATCACAACTTGTTACAAAAACTCCTTTAGAGTCTTCCACAAAGAATGATTGAGCTAAAGGATCCCATTGTCTAACAGTTGTTGTTGATTCTCTAGTTCCTGCTACCTCAGTCCATCCACCCGTATTTCTTGTCTCATTAAGATTTGTAGTGTCAATTCTAGCATTTCTTACAGAAACAATATCTTCTTGGACTGTTTCTAAAATTCCTGTAGATCTGAATCCTTCCTCTGCAATTGTAGTAGCACTGTTTCTATCAAGAGTAGTATTATTAATAAGGGTGAATACTTTTTCTCCTGTTTCAAATCTTGGATGAACTCCATTATTTGAATTAGGAATATAAAGACTACCTAATAAATTTGCCCCAATATCAGATACTAATCTAATATTATTAACAACTGCTAATGCTCCACTTGTTTCTCCAACCAAAATCATATCTTCTTCTACCCATCCCCAATATGAACCTTGAGGTTGATCTGCTAAAGAAAATGTATCTACATTTAAAGTAGTAGAAGTTGATGAGTAAGAAGACGGAACAGTTTCGCCATCATATGGATTAGATGGATATGTTCTCGTAGGTGCATTATATGCACCTTCTAAATGATTTGATTGTGCTACTCTAAAGGTAATTCTAGGATCTACTGTAGAATTAGTTTGTGGTGCAGATCCAATAGGTCTAGTTGATCCTGTAACTGTTTCTCCAATCTGGAATACACCAGAAGACATTGAAATTTCCAATAATTTAGGAACACAATATCGGGTTACATCTATGCCATCTAAGAAAGCATTTAGTTGAGTAGAGGGTTTAACTCTTTTTGCAACAAATTGAACATTACGAGATCTCATGAATCCAATAAGGTCTCTACTTACCAATCTATCTCCTTGAGAAGTACGATCAAACTGCTCCGTTACAACTCTTCTAGTTCCTGATCTAGATTCATTACCAATTGTTCTTTGCTGTGTAGCTGTCGTTGTAGTAAATTCTCTTCGTCTCCAACCAACTACTGCCCCCCAACTGGATGATACATTTACTCTTCTAGTTTCTACTTCTCCTGTCCAATTAGTTTCCCATGAATCCCAAACCACTGATCCAAATCC